CAATAACACTAACCAATAAAAGGCATATTACACGCATCATAATCTGAAATTGTATTTATGTTAAAAGTTAAATTTACGCCTGCCAAATAATCTTCAAATTTGTCTGATATTACACTATAACCGATTGCGTTATCAACAGTATAAGGATTGCTTCCTTTTCTTAAAGTGCTTACAATATCAGCAGCAACTTGTATCATGTCGCTTGTTACATCTTTCTCAAATTCATTCTCCATTCCTGCTTTGTCAATAAACCAAAAAGACAAATTATATACTTGCTCTCTGCCAATATTTAAACTTCCTGAATTGATCATAAAACAAGCAACAGGAAAAGTAGGCTGATTAGTTGCGAACAACCACTCTTGCGGAGTTGCGAACTTCACCTCTTTTATCATTCCATTGCTTTGCAATAGAGTTGTTATTGTTTTTACTACTTGATTGTAAGTCATTGAACTTTTGTTTTACTTTGTCTACAAACTCCCGCTTATAGCTTCTTTTTTGCATATTATCTATATATGAATGTGAATGTTTCACCTACTTGAAATATATCACCTGTCGGAGCATATACAACCCCATTGCTGACTTGTAAATAATTTAAATCATTTACAGGTGTATTGCTTCTAATCTTTGTCAATCCATTTCTTGTTACGCTTATCAATGTTCTACCAACTAAAGTCAATACTGTGAAACTCAACGTATCACCCACACCTGTTACAACATAGCTTACTTCAGCAGGGGTAACACCATTCATTCCACCGCTTATTATTCTATTATCTCTTTCTTCTCTATTTCTGCCTAAATAAATCGGTGATGTATAACCTTTGTTTACAGGGAATATAACATCCAATCCTGTTCCCGGATTTAAGTAAGTGAAAAATAATTCGTAATTTTCTTTCAAATAATCAATCAATCTTTGCTTGTAGAACTCACCATTGCTGATGTATTTTCTTTCAATCAATTCTAACTGTCCTTTGCTTGGTGCATTACTTTCTTCAGCAGTTTTCTGCAATACTCCTTTACTAAAGAATTGATATGAAGTCATTGTTACAAGTTCACCAACAGTAAACCAAACAAGTGAATCAGTAATGTAATTATTTAACAATACTCTTTCATCATTTGTTAAATCATTGGCTTCAATTCCTTCTTGCAACCTATTATATAAACCACTTCCTAACGCAGGAAGTATGTATTTGTCTTGCGCTAATTTAATTGCAGGTTTTATCTGCTTACCATCAATGGCTTCACTTATAGCAACTCTGCTTTTGATTAAAGTTTCGTTAATGAAAAGAATGTTCAAACTCATTTATTTTCTTTTTAAAATTAATACTTTCCATTCATGTCTGCAATATGGTCTGTGTTCATTTGTTCCCGGTAATGTGTACCAACCTCCTCTTCTATCCCATACACTATATCCTAAACGCATACTTATATTTTCAATGTCGCTTCTGCTCCAAACTTTACGTTTTGCAATTTCTAACATTCTTGCGCAAAAAGGTCTGTTCTTTGCATCTTCAGGACCTGCATAAGTATAACGTATAACTATATCACCGCTTCTGCTTTTATTGCCGCCTTTAATCTCATCTAAAGGCTTTGCCAATGTTCTATCTGATTCAGTTACTTTAATCAAATTATCAGCAACTAATTTATTTACTATTTCATTAATTGTTTCAACTTTTTCTTTCAGAACTTTAGCAATGACTTCATTTGTAATTCTTTTGTCTTTGCTCATTAAGTCTAATATATTCGCTTCCGTTGTGCTTAATGAATCATCGGCGAACTTAAAAAATGATGATGCAGAATGATTATCTATCTCATTGTATTGCATTTTATCTTCGCCACAATTGGCAAATTCTTGAAGCAATACATCATCTTGCAATGCAGCAAATTCATTCTTTGGATCTTCATCTATTCCTAAAAAAGTATTCACATCTTCATCATTGAAACCAAACCCACTTTTTAACATCAATGCAGCTTGATTTTTATTTAATTTGCCCGAAGTAAACTGCCTAACAATTCGCATAACTCCCTGATATTGCCTTCCTGATAGATTCTTGATGCTATCATTTGCACCCATTGGAGTTGGTGTGGATGGAGTTGTTGGGTTAGTATCATTCTCTGGCTTCAATCCTAATTTTTCTCTGATTTCTTCTCTTGTCATATTAGCAGCAAGAATACCTTCGCTAAACTCAAAACTCAATGGCTCAACAGGAACTATCTTCCAATCTCCTGCAATTCCTGCTTCATTCATTAATTTAGAAAATACAACCTCTAAATCTTGTTGTCTTGCATTTACGTAAGTATTGTTGAATATTTGATAGGCATCTCTTAATTCGTTTCTACTGAATGCGGATGTTCCCTGAATACCAAACAACTGACTTGAAGTAATCTGATGCGCAGCAAATATCTCTTGTTGAATTAAACTATTTACATTCGTAAAATCTTCTTTTGTCAAAGATGTTTCACCAAGATTCTGTATATCAACTGCATTCTCTTTTGATGGATTGAAACTAATTACAAACCTATCTCCATCATGACTGCCAAACTTTCTTTTTAAATCCGCTTCTACTTCGCCTTGCTCTTCTTCCTGTGGCAAACCATTGTTGAAGTTAATCAACTTTGTTGCAACGAAGTTATGTTTTGCATTGCCTAATAAATGTCTACTTACTTGTATATCACTTTCAATGTAATTTAAGCCTTGAAAATATGAAGGCAAAGGATATACCTCACTCTTTGGATTGTATTGCTTTACAAACAAGATTTGACTGCCTACTCTATCGTTCAAATTAAATGCAGGATAAACACGCATCTTTTCTTTAAACTCGCTTGCACTCCAATCATTCTTTACATAGTAAGTCAATCCATCTTTTGAAACACGAACCATTTGAAATGGCAAATGATAAACATCTGCAATATTGCCTAATGTATTGTAAATGATTTGTAAGTAATATCCACCATGCAATTCATCGTCTAATACTGCTTTTTTTAAAATATCATTCCAAGTTTCGCCCTTACTATTGGCATCCTTTGGCACATCCTCAAATCCTTTGCCGTATATGTAATTAGTTTTGCCTTTAACAATTGCACCATGTTTTGGTGATTCACTATACAAGTCAATTAAGTATAATGAGTAATCATTCTTACTACCAAATTCAACATAGCCCTTGCCTTTCTTTTCTTCAAATTTAGGCTGCTGTGCTTGGTCAAATTGTAGTGTGATTATATTTCTTAAATTATTCACCATCGTATGTTATAAATTGATTATCTTGATTTGAATATTCAACTACTTCAAATGTAGTATTATTTTCTAACATCATAAAACCTTCTTCCACAATATTTCCACTTAATGCCTCATCCGTATTTGTGCTGCTAACTTGTTCTCTTATTCTATATCTCCATGTACCTGCTTCAGCATCTGCAAATTGTGTATCAAGTATAAGTGCTTTTTGATATCTATTCGTTTCTATAAAAAAAAGAATTGGTACAAATTTGATTTCCTCTTCTGTTGCTGAAGTAAAAATAAACAAATAGTTTGGATCTGTTAATGTTGCTAATTCATATCCTGTGAATATAACTTGTGCTTCAACCCCTTTTGTAATGTGTAACATATCCTTTATATTAAAAACCCCACCTACACAAAGTAGGTAGGGTAAACCAAAACTTAAACTATGACTAAAACAAACTATCTTATGTTATAAAACTTAAAGTATAATTAAAACAATTATCCTGCAGTTTCTAATGCTGAACCAACTGAACTTGTAACTTGCAACATTTCATCTTTTTCAATACCTGTCAAAGTAATGTTGTAGCCTTGTCTATCACCTGCTGCTGTTCCGCTTCCGCTATCAACTGTTGCTACAAATAAACCATTACCTTTTCCATACATACGATAGTTACCATCCATGTCAAGAGTAACAACGATTAACTTGTTCTTCGCTAAAGTACGAATAACATTTGCAGTTGTGGAATCTCTTTTGTTGATTGGCAATACTACCTGATGAGTATAGAAGAATGAGCCATTTTCTTCACTACCTGTTCCGTTAGATGTTGCGTTTGCAACTGCTCTTGGAACTTCAAACTTGTAGAATCTTTTTCCTGTTGCTTTGGTTATACCTGTAACTAAACCACTTGATTCAGCAATACTTGTAACATTGCCGAATTCAGCGATAAATACCGCTTGTAAACCACCGATAGATTCTCTACATTCTATCGTATATCCTGCACTAATAGCACATGCTGCTGGCATAATATTATATTTTAAAAAGGGAGTATTTCTACTCCCCTATATTAAGAAATTTAGATTGCTGATTTGAACTTCACACACAATGTTGTGTAAGCTACGTTCACTCCTAATTTGAAAGCTACTCTGTAACGCATCTCATTGTTATCTTTTGAATACCATAGAGAGTAGTTATCTTCTTCTGCTTCTAAATCGAAAGCTAAAGCGATGTTGCTCAAAGTTGTAGCGTAGATATCACCTGTACCGTTCAATCCGTTTACTGCTGCTAACTTCACGTTAGTTCCCGGGATAACGAACATTTGATCTGCACTTGCATCAATTTTGTAGTTAAACAAATCCAATGCTTGATAAGCCAATACTGCCAATCTGTAAACATCGTTTCCTACGAAGATGTGTAAATCTTCAGCATCAACAACTTCAACAGGGATAGCTTTGTAAACCGCTTGGATACAAGATACTACGTTTGCAGCAGTAATAGTTGCGATAGGGCCGCCACTTACAAATCCACTTACGTTAGCATCAACAGGAGAACCACCGTCAATTAACTTAATCAAACCATCAAACTTATTAGTGTTTGTGTTTGTGTTAGTTCCTGTAGTATCACCTTGCCATAAAGCAACTTCTAATTGCTTAGCAATCATCTTATTTTTTTGTGCTGCAAATTTATCAGCAAATTCAGCCCAACCCATATCTTCAGGAGTGCTTCCTGCTTTCAATGCTTCTTGAGTAAAGTATGCTTCGAAATCCTTCACACAAATTGATTCTTCTAATTTGATTTTACCAACTGTTACAGTAGCTTGAGAAAGGGTAGTTGTACCGCTTGCATTCCAACCACAAGCATCAGTTTGGAAAGTTGCATTTGTTGCTAATTTTGGAACTGCAACAGATGATTTTGTTTTAGGCAATAAGATACCGCCTGCCTTAATAAGGCTTTGTGTTTTCGCAGAAAATACGGCTTCAGTTAATAACGGAGCAATTAACTCTTTTTTGTATGAACTTATACCACTAAATGATAATCCCATTTTATTTTATTTTTAATTATGAACAAATTGATTTACTAAAATTCTCAAATGCTTTTCTTGCATCAACTTCTTTACTAAAATTGTTTTGAGTTTTAACACTTTCGTCTGCTTTTGCAGTTGGTGCTTCAACTAACAACTTTGATATATCCATCAAGCCTTGAATTACTTTGTTAGCTTGTGTTAATTTAACTTCGTACTCTGCAAACTTATTTTCATAAGCAGCGAATTTTTCATTTGTTGCAGATTCAAATACAGCAAATTTTGCACTCATATCTTCAACCATTGGAGCTTCAGGTGCTTCGATTTCCATGATCACACCATTATCACCAAGAACTATTTTTGTTCCATCTTCAAGCATGTGTTCACCAACAGGAGCAGGCTGCCCTTGAATTGTTACAACACCACCAAGTGCTAATTCAGTAACTTCAACTTCAGTGCCGTCTTTTAATTTAGCAGCAATCATTTTAACTTCCGCTTTCGGAGCGCCACTAACATCACCACTTGCATCTGCCATTGGAGAATTTACTAATTCAGCAAAGAAAATAGAAACCTTGTCTAAAATTGTTTTTGCATTTTCCATAATAGTATATATTGTTTTTTTTAAAAAGGTACTTTTAATAAAGCAGAAAGTTCTCTTAACTTTTTTTCTGCATAGCTTTCTTCTTTGTTTGGTGCGGCATAATCAAAATATCCTTCAACGCTGAAGCCTTTTACTTTGCCTTGTTTTATTAACTCCCAAACTTGTGGATTCTCTACATAGAATGATCCAAACCAACTGCCGTCTTTTGCATCTTCATATCCTGCCATTGGTAATATTCCTCTTGCTTTATCAACAATGAAACTTTCAAACATTACCAATCCTTCAACTTGCATATTTGAATCATGCATCAGATTCACATTCTTTTGATATCCTTTCTTTGAAAACTTGATTGCAATATCTTTGATTGTTTCTGGTGAGAATGTAACATAGTGTTCACCGAATTTGGAATTGCTTCTATATATCGGAGTATCTGCCAACATCAATGGTCCTGATATGATATGTTGCTCTTCGTTTGTTATTTCAAACTTTACAAAATTTTCTTTTCTTATTTGCTCTAACTTTCTACTTGCCCATTCAATTCCTTCATCACCACCCCATGCTAACCACATTAAACGACCACAACCATCGCCTAATTCCTTTTGTGAGTTTTGCTTGTGTCTTGCAAATGAAGCCATTCTTGCAATAGTATCTTCACTTATATTTTCGCCATTTGCTAATTGATTTGCTCTTGCTTTTCCTACAGGAGTTCCACACTCACCCCATCCATTTTCTTCTGCCCATCTCAAAGCTATCTTTGCATTCTCTGCTGCTGCCTTTGGGTAATCGTTATAAGTTTCTGCAAATTCCGTTTTAGGCAAATAACTCTTTATTTTTTCTATGTGAGCATTCATAAAAGACACATCATGATTCATGCCTATTAGTTTATCAATCTCACCCATCAAATCAATAAAATCATCTAACAAAATAGTTGCTTCGTTTATTTGTTCAGAAGTAGCTGTGTTGCTATCAATTACATTTTTTTCAATTCTAAATATTGAATCAGCAATTTGTGCGGCTGATCTTATCATTCCCTGTTCTTCTATACCAACATTCATAGTAACTAAATGCTGAAATAATTTATTTGCTACAGGACACATATCAAAATGTGTTGGATTATATCCGTAAATACTAAAACTATTTTTATCTGCAAAATGATTCTCCCAAAGTGAATTGCATATCGCAACCGCTTGTTCAGTTTCTTTGCCTTCGTTAATTACATAACTAATGCATCTTTGTAGGAATGGTTGTTTATCTTCGCCTTTGCTTGGTTCGATAAATTCATTTTTAAATACATGAAAGTCCTTTTGAATTGCAGGCTTGTCTACCAATGCAACGAATGACACCTCTGCATCATCCTGTAAATCTTCAACTATTTTGAGTTCGTATATAGGTAATTCCATACTATTATATATTATTTTTTGAGTTGTTGTACTTTTAACTGATTCTTGCTGCCCTATTTAATCTTTGTATTCTTTCTTGATTTCCGCTAACATCTGATTCAACTACAAAGGCTCTTGCTGCAACATTACCTATCTGATTGATTTGCCCTTGATTAATTGTTGTGGATGATGCTTGTGGGAGCATTGGTGCTTGTGGTGCATTTGGAACTGAACCACCACCACCGCCGCCACCACCTCCCGGAACTTGTGTTGATGCAATCTTCTTTATGTTCATTATACCTGTTATAACAGTTGCAGCAGCAGACGCAAAACGTAAATAAGGATTAATAATAAATGTAGGGCTATTTGAGTTCAATACTTTATTAGCTGCTCCAAAAGTATCAATAGTTGCTTGTGCAATTGCAAGTGCTTTACCTGCTGCTGTTTGCCTACCAACTATATCAGCAAATCTACCTGCTACTTCACTATACATCGAAAGTTCCCTTTCTTGTTGTAAAAATTGAAGTTGTGCTTTTGCTTTTTGATAATCTTCTTCAACCATTAAAAGCAATGTTGCATTGCCTTTTGCTATTTCTCTTTTCTTTTCATAAAGTGCTTCAAGATTATCAAGTTCTTGTTGGTCTTTTGTTTTACCTTTTTCAACTAATTCAATTGCAAGTGCTTGTTGATCTTCTTGTTCTTTTCTTGTTGCATCAATTCTTTTTTTATCTAATGCTAAATTATCTTCAACTTTTTTATTTAAATCTGCTAATCTTTTAGCTTGAATTTCTTTATTTTTTTCTGCTTCATCAGTTGCAATCTTTAATAATTCATTTGCAGTTTCTTGTTCAAGTAAAATAATTAATTCACTTCTTTTTTTTGCATCTTTAATTTGATTTATTTCTCTACGTTTCGCTTCATCATTAATCAATACTTGTACTCTTGCTCTATCAAATTCACTTTTTTGTATTGCAAGTTCTGCTTTGCCTAAAAATTCTGCTCTTAATTGTTGAAATTTTTCTTCTTCAGCTAATCTTTTTTGTTCTGCTGCTGCTTTTTTATCATCAATTTCCTTTTGTTTATCTGCTGCTTTCTTTGCTGCTTCTGCTTTTGCTTTTGCTGCATCATCTGACCTTTCTTTATCTGCTGCTGCAAGTTCTCTGTTTAATTTCTTTGCAAATTCAATCCTATCTTTCTCGGAATTTGTTTCATCCTTTACCGCTTCTAAGTATCTATTCTTTGCTTCAATCTTTGCCTTTGTATATTTGTCCAACTGATCGCCATGCTGTGCTAAATACTTGTTATTTAATGTCAAAGATTTATCCGCTTCTTGTCGCATCTTTGCCAATTCTCTTGAAGCATCAGAAGTAACACCGATGAAGTCAGTAATTCTATCAACTAAACCACCAACAAACTTACCAACAGAAGCAAGTCCTGGAATTAAATTCAATACTACTTGCTTAACTTTATCAAAGTTTGCAATAAGTAAACCAAGTCCAACCGATAATGCACCTAATCCTGTTGCTATTAATGCACCTCTTAAAGTAGTTAATGAAGTAACTACATTTGTTTTGATAGTATTAGCCAACAACTTAAAACTATCAATCGAATTGAATATACCACTTATTCCCTGCTGCAATGCCATCGCAGATTGAACTTTCAACAATGTCTTTTCAAGTTCTTTGCTTTCACCACCAAATAATGCAGACGCACCCTGCAAAGCACTAAACCCACTTACCGCTCCTTGTATTGCTCCGCCTAATGCAACGAACTTTTTATCAGGGTTGAATGTTTCTGCCAATGCCTTTGCATCTCCAATGGCATCCTTTAACCCTGCTACTTTTTTTGCTGCTGCAACTGCTTCTGTTGATGCAGCACCAAACTTCTCTGACATTGCAACTAACTCACCATTGGCTTCTCGTAATTGTGTCTTAAAACTCTTAACCGATGTTTCAGCAGGTTCTGTATTCGCTGAAATGGTTATCGCTACTGTTGTATTGTTATTGGCTGCCATTAATATGTTTTATTTATTACTCTTAATAATTCGCATTTAGTTACTTCGTTTGTTTCAGGTGTATAATCAATCACTTTACTTAAACGATACAATCCACCATCTATATATATAAATATACTGAAGTCAAGATTAAAAATATCTTGTTGTGTCAATTTAAAGTTTGCAGTTAACAATCTGCTATCCTTATCTGTTATCTCTGCCAAATAAGGTGAATAGTAAACATTGAAAAGATTATTGCTTAAGTTACCGGCTACCAAATCAAAATACAATTCCTTTGTTGCTCCGAAGTTTAAATCAGCATTTGGTGCATCTGGATCGTCAAAATGTCCTGCATATAAGTATGTAGTGTTGCTTCCTAAATTAGTTGCACCATTTAAGATATTCCAACTTGCAACTCCTGTGAGTTTCTTTATTTGCATCAATCTAACAATGTGTTCAATCTGATCTTCTTTTGTATTGTTGTCTGACTTCTTATAGATTGCAGGGAATACTTTGTCCTCACCTGAAGTTCCATACAATGCAGATGCCGCAAAGATTACATCAACTGTTTCTTTGTCTTTAGCAAATTCAAGTCCATTATCGAATATTCTATCTCCATAACCTTCATTATACTTCTTGCGATAATCTTCATTGTAGAAGTCATTATCTTGCTTCCATTTCAATTCGTAATACCTTGCGTTTGCTTCACTCATTGGCTTTAATCTGATAGGCTTACCTCTGTCTAATTTATCTGACCAATCAATTACATTACCTGTGTAGAAATCAATGTAAGGCTCAATGTTTAAATGTTTTTCTGTGAATTTATCCTCAACTGCCATAAGGTTAAACATCTTCAATACTGAAGTAAACAAATCTTTTTGAAAGATACCTTTAGGAATTGCATCATTCATAATAATCGCTTCTCCTAAATTTACTTCAACAGGTTGTGTAACTGTGCCAACTATTTTAGAAGATATGCTTGTGATTGATAATTGAAAAGGAATGGTATCATCAAATGTACTTGCTGCAATAAAAAAAGTATCGTTATTATTTATTGATATGTTTAAATTTAAAGTAATGTCGAAAGGATCATTACCTGTATTGTCTAAAGGGAAATCATAAAATGCATTTGCACTTCCACATTGAGCAACAAGAGTTAAATTGTTTGCTAAAGCATTTGCGAAAGTTCCAACAATTCTAACTGTCAATAATCCTGTTAATGTTGCTGCGCCTGTGTATGTGAAAGTCTTATTGTTTGATGTTGTAAATGAACCTAATGTCGGTTGTGTTGGTTGCGATAATCTTTCGTAGAAAGGTCCTGTTGTTCCATCACTTCCATAGTTTTGTGTTCCTGAAAATGATACATCAAATGATGTAGTGCTATTTCTTGTTAATCTCTTTTGATTACATGGAATTATTAACCTTTTAAAGAAAGCAGTATTAAGAAATGTGCTTGTGTAAGTATAACCTGCGCTTGCCATTATCTTATCAAAATACTCCTTTAAAAATAATGCAGGTCGGAATGTTTTATATTGAAAATCTTTTTTGTTAGTTGAGTAGTTACCATAATCAACTAATGGATAAACATATCCTGTTGTTGATGTATTATTCCATGATGAAGTAATATTCGCATAAGTATAATCATGGTTATATGCAGAGAAATCTAAATCTTCTAATCTCTTATTTCCTAATGCAGTAACCAATCCGCCAAGTTCACCGAACACCGCACATTCGTACTCTATGTTCTCGCCATCTCTGATTATCTCTAACAACCTAAACACTCCCTTTACAATCTGCAATCCATCAACTTCGATTCTACAAACTGCTGATTTACTTGCATTGTAGTTATACATTACATTCGGTGCGTTATCATTTGTGAAGTTTGCATTGTTGAACTCAAAGATGTTGCCTAATAGATAGTTATTGTTTGCAGTTCCCGGCAATACTATTGTCTTACTGAATGTTGTTGCCTTGCTATCTAAATTATTCAAGTCATCAATGGCATAGGTTAACTGATTAGATAAACCTTTGCTTAAGTCCAATTCATAGCCTTCGATAAATATTTTTGTCATCTTATCTTATTTGACTGTATCTTGTTTGATTCATTTCTATTTCTACTTCAAAAACTCTTAATCTATTGTTTACATATTTACTGAACTCATAGTTAGTAGCTTTGATTGTTACAGGATAATAATAACCATCTTTCTCAAAGTATATTTGCGGAGATGCTACCAATTCTGCCAACCATTCATATTCTGCATCTGTTGGCGCATCCATTGTTAGCTTGTAGCTATAATCCTTTTTATTTTGATAGTTGATTTTGCTTTCATTGTACTTATTATTTGTGTAATAAGTTACTGAATTACTTCCAAGAGAATAATCACGTTTTTCAAATCCTTTGCGTTCAATATCCATTGTTAGCTTTGAAACTAAACCGAACTTTGCAGTATCGAACATCCCCCAATCATTTAGGAAGTGAAGATTGTAAGATTCGTATTTTGGATTGCATTCAAGATTAACTCTTGTTAATAATGTTGATGGAGAAACTGATTTGATTTCGTAATACTTAACATTTGAATCAATGAAATTAGCACCTAATGCATCATTGATTCCATTCGGTCCTATATTTACTTGAACAAATTTATCATTCGAAACACCGATTACATCGGTATTGATAACATTATTACTTGCATTATAAGTAATAACTTCACATGCAAAGTTATTATCATAAACACCCATAAACACATTATCTCCTAAACTTGCATTGATTGTATTAGGTCGATTAGTCATGAACTTGTTTTGCTTTGCAGTTAAATCAGATTGCCTACGCTTAAACAAAGGAGCATTCCAATTATATGCAGTAATATTGCCACTTGCTAAATTCAAATACGTTACCCCTGAATATTCTTCGCCTATGCGATATTGATATGTTTGACCTATCTCACCGCTTACATTTGGCTCACCATTAAAAAATGAAACGTCAGGTAAAAACCACTCATAAGTGAATGTGTTACGTATTACAGGTGCTGCATCAAAGTAACCTTTGCCATTGTTTGGCTCTGGGAATAGCTTTACTCTTGATTGTTGAACTCCGCCAACGTATAAATCAAATACAAACTTAAAGTCTGTTTGTCCTGAAACATTGGTTGAAAATACATGCCAAAGTGCATCTTGTACTGTTGGCTCTCCTGATGGATATGCTAATTGTGTTATCATTTAACTTTAAATTTTAAAACGAAATCTTTACCTACGGCTTCTGCTATAATTAATTGAATGTCATCTCTACTTTCATTTACTGTCTTTGTGAAATAGTTTGTTGCTTTAACTCCGAATCTTCTAATCAGATACATCATTGTATCAACTCTTGCATCAATCAATGATTTTCTTTTTCCTTCAATACCAATCCCGAATGCTCTATCATTTTGCACATTTCTTAATTTTGCTTTTCCTGATGAAATATATTCTGTTATTGATCTTCTAAAATCGCCATTTGAACTTGACTTTGCTTTCTTGCTATAAGCATAAGGTGAATTTGGCGCATTAGTTGAACTTCCCCAACCTTTCACCCCTTGATTGACATAATCATAATAATTGTTAAGTATTATATCAACTGACTTACCATCATCAGAAACTCTATAATCCATAGTTGAAAGCAATGATCCACTACCTGAAAATTTTGCTGCATTGATATTTGCTTCTAAATTTTCAAGAAACATCTTTGCAACTCTATCCATTGCTTCAGTAACCTGGACAAATTCACCTATTCCTTCTTGTCTAAATAATTCAAGATTGAGAAGGTCTGTTTTACTTATATTCATTTATCAACTTTTGTTGTTGTTCATCATCAACTAATCTTTTTTGCTTCAGGTAGTTCAAGTCGTTTAAGAATTGAACCACAGGTAAATCCCAAACGGCATCTAAACTGATAGCTTCAAATTCTGATACCATTTTTGCGTTATACATCCATCCAAAACTTTCAATAAAGTTTCTATGGATTCTGCTGCCTCCTCCTGTTTCACTCCCGCTGCTATCATCTCCGCTACCAAATAATCCTTTGAATTTCTGATTGAATGAGTGAAAACAAGATAAAAAAAAACACTCGCATGATAGGCATGTTCAAAATCCGCATGCAGCATATCATTTGCATATTGCTCATGTTGTGTTGCATCATAAGGCAACTTTACATATTTTATCTTTCTCCAACTCCATTTCAAAGGTGTTACCATTGATGCAAGTATATTGTGCAAGTTCCCAATAGTATCAGTAGCAAATGTTGCTACCTCTACATATCTACCTGCATTGAATGGTGGTTGCATGATATTGAAGTTCAAATGATATGGCTTACCATTTGCTACTATCATTGCTTTTGGCTTTGAGTTCTGCAACTGCTCTACCTTTATATCAAATAACTTGTTTAAATCATTGCATAACTTTTCAAACTCTTTCAATGGCATTGCTTCAACTTGTGCAGGTGTTTTGTCAGTTAAACATTCAACTAACTTCACCGACTTGTCGAACTCATCCATCTCCATTGTAGTAATGGAATGCAACTCCTGAAATTTCTTAATTGTTAATTTCATACGTTATATATATAGTTTTTAGATGACATGGTATTTGCCCCAATTCTTTTTTATTCCCAATGCTTCCATTTCATGGTAACGCAGCGCGTCAATAGCATGATTGAAGTATTCAATAGGCTTATTTAGTTTCTTACCTTCTTTGTCTTTATCCCAACTGTAGGACCGCAACTCCTTAATTAGATTGGCACTTTGACTTGTAACATAATATTCTTGCTGCTGCATTACATCAATGCCATATTTGATTGAATCCTTTCCTTTAGTAACTCCTTTAATCAATATGCCATATCTTTTTATCTCATCAATGGATTTTGGTTCTGAACTATCAGCATAAACTATCACTCCTTTAGGTAGTATCTTGGCAATATCAGAGTTGAGCATACCGGAACGATACATTAACTCATTCACATATCTTTTGCCATTGTAGGTATAAACTTCAATTAAGGCAGTAGGATCATTTGTATATCCAAAGTCACAACCTATGCCTAATAACTTTGCTTCATCAGGTATCTTGTCAATCTGCTTCCAATTGTTGAAGATTACCCCTTCAAGATTACCAATCTCGCCAAGCCCATAAACCTTATACCAATTCTGCCAAAATGCATTGCCTTGTTCTGCTTTCTCTTTTGCTTTTAAAATAAAGTTCAATGCTGATTCTGGACAGGCTTCGTTATCGGTATAGTTGATTGTAAGGAAGTCAACATCTTCATCATTTAGCAGTTCGTTATGAAACCAAAATGTATTTGTAGGATTCCAATCTAAATACACACCTTGCTTTGTTCTGGATGCAAGTTCGGTATAAGAATGGAAGGTCATGTTATTGCACTCATTCATGTAAAGGTAGTCACGTCTTGCACCTCGTAGCTTTGCATCGTTATCTGCAGAGAAAAACTCTATTTGTGAGCCATTGGCGAATGTGTATTTGAAGTCTGAAGCATTCCATCGGTTGTCATCGAATCTACCTGTTTCAACCATTATCTTCTTAAAATCCTTCATTGCACCTCTTTTTAGATGTGGGATGCTTTCAGCTACAATACTGATTTCAGATAATGGATTCTTTGTTGCAATGTCGCAAAGTATTGGGATAATGGCATAAGTTTTCCCGGCAGAAGTTCCGCCTTGTATTCCCTTTACAAATTTTGTAAGAGTACGAATCTTTCGTATTGCAGTTGTTTTGATGAACATAGTTAATCATCGC